TTTCCCTAGTAGTAGGGTTAGTTGATTTTGTAGCCATTACTCTCTCCTTAGTTGCGTCTATTGACGTGATAGTCCCAATCTTCGGCGCAATCTTTGTCGCACCATCGTCTTGAGTCATTAAGTTTCGTGCCACAATTTAAGCAGTGGCCTGTTCCTTCTAAATACTTGATACCGTCCATCTCCTTACGGCGAATGACATCTTCAAGTTCTAATCTATCTTGCGTTTTATCTGCATCATCTGACATGTTTAAGCTTTTGTAATATCAATCTAATTATAAATAGGTCTATGACTAAAGAAAAAGAATAGGGTCCACGTTCCTCTAGAAATCTAAGTTCTAAGCCTACCATAACTCCTGATATTAACGCAAGCTGAAATATCCACATTATTTAGAATTTACAGTTTGTTTTTCTACAAAGGTTACTAACTCGTTAACATACCATTGTGCTTTTTTCAAGTCCATAAGTGTTGACTCTTTTAATCCTGCTCTTGACAAATACTTAATAGCTGTTAAGCGTAAGTGTCCCGAAAACTCTTCGGGTGTTGACTTAGCTTCCATGTAATCTATTGTTTCAATACCACCCTGTGTATAGTGAGGCGGGTTGTTAACCATGTCTTTTATTTGTTTATATTTTTTTAATATTTTTTTTAGCATTGTCATTTCCATTTTCCCATTTCATTTAAAAAGTTTTGTAATGATAATAATGTATCTTCGTTTACTACCATCGCTATACCTTGATTGTCTTGTATGTGTTGTAGGTTTTTTTCCTGTAATACACTAGGTTTATTATCGCCTGCTTTACATTCAATTCCTATAAAGGCTCCCTTATAACATGCAACAATATCGGGAACACCTATACTCATATAGCCACTTGCTACAGGATAGAAGTAGTAAGCCCCCCTATCCTTTAGCATCTTAACTACTTGTTGCTTAACCCATTTTTCTTTTACAGGCTCTTTTTTCATTTTGGTATTTCCATACTACGTTGCATGGCTCTAGCTTTTTTGTTGTGAAACTCCATATTCTTTTCTGAGAAAAGTCTATAATCCATTTTTTGTTTAAAAGCGGTATCTATGTTACTCATAGCGGCTTTATACTCTATATAGATTTTGTCTGTTTCGTTCTCTGCAATAATATAGAATTGACCATCTCTGATGCCAATATTTTCTACATACTTACCCACATCTACAAGTTTAAGGACTGCAATCTTTTCCTTGTCTTGTTCTGATATGATAGATGACTCTGCATCTATGGCATGAAATACTTTCATATAACTCCTTATATTGTTTGCATGATTTGGTTCACTTTAGCTAGCACTTCATCTCTAGCACCCTTGCTTTGACGTAAGTCATCAGCCGATACATGAACAAGTGATCGTTCTAAAGCCTGTCTTGCTTGTTCTAGTTTAGGGTCGTTTGTTACATTAAGCTTAGTTAATAGATTTGTCAACTCTAACGCATTATCTATTAAGCTATCTCTAAATATCTTTTTATCATTACCACTTAACCTATCAATCATATGCTCTAAGGTTGTGTGTAGTCTTGACCATGCATCAGACATCGCGGCTTCAACACGTCCTTCATAAGCCCTTTGATACTCCTGTTGCATTTCAACTTTCATTTGTTCACCGATGTCGATACGGAAGTCATTTACTTCGGGAACAGGCATAATAGTATAACGTAAGTTAAACTTAGATGCAATTGATGAAGCTTCGGGATATTCCCCTCGGTCGAAAAGTTCTCCCAACTTAAAAGCCATGACCGTAATGATGTTGGGATATTCATGTATAAATCTATCCACACGTTGTTTAAAGTCTACTTCATACTTAGATAGCTGATCTTTATACTCAAAGAAGTTTGACATAGGTAATAGCCTTGTGCCTGTGTCTGACCAAGGCAACGTTTGTCTACCATGCCATTCTCTAATCTCACTAGATAACTTAGTGATAGCTTCTAACTGATCTGAGCCTGCAAGTATATGTTTATTATAGTTGCCTGCCTTAATCGTGGTGTTCTTTCTTACATCTATTTCTTTTGACACGTTCTTGTCTAACTTCCTAGCTGTCCATACTGATATGTTTAAATCAATTAATACTGCGCTTGATGCGATGCTGATACTCATGATCTCTCCTAAAGTTAAATTACCCGTTGTAATACATTTCAAAAGTGTTTACCTTACGTGTTAGTAAATTCTCTAACATTTCTTCTGCTTGTGGTGACATCTCATGCTTGTAAGTAGCCATGCTTAATAATTCTTTTTGCACTTGTTCATCGATTGTGTCCCCCCATAAAGATATGTTTCCTACGGGACGTTTCTTTTCAATAGCCAACTTAGTATCTTTCATTCTATCAGCAGACCACCAATGTTGATCGGGCATGAGTAATGCAACCGATACTGCACCGATCATCTTGTCAAAGATAGGGTGATCAAAAGGTATGTGATGCCATTCAATGTGACGTCTACTTGTTACAAAGTGTGGTATCTTTAAGTAGTCAACTATACCTTTTGCAATCTTAGCCGTAGCTGAGGTTGTATTAGGTATTTTTAAAGTCTTAACATACTTGCCTATATTTTTTAATTGTATAGGTGTGAACTTAGCCATATTGATTTCTAGCTTCACACCATTTGATACGTTTAGTAAACTTTGTGGAACGTTGATACTCATTTTCTCTCTCCTTAGTTATGTCACTTTCTCACAGAATTATGAGGTTGTGACGGGTTGTTTACTTCTTGGTAAATTATCTATAATCCTACTTATTATTTCCGCTTCTATTGGTATTTCTCCTGCATGTGGTTCATAATCATTATCGCCTTGATACTCTGTTGTTTCTTCATCTCCACTTTCTTCACCTACGCGAACTAACTTTGCAGCTACTCCGTCCATCTCTTCATCTTCTATAGCTTGCAACATCTCGGTATGACATAATACATCTTCATATCCGTCATACCATTTGATATATTCAGCTTTAAAGATTATAAATAAGTTATCAGTTTCTACTTCTTCACATTCTTCTAGTGCTTTTGTAAAGCTTGGGTGAAGTTTATTTAATGCTACAAACTTACGTTTATAATCTAAGTTTCTAAACTCTATTGCATATGTAACGTCGCTTCGATAACCCATTATGCCTCTCCCATGTATATGGACTTGCCATGTATAGATGTAATGTTACATGATGTAATTGCCCATAGTGTTGGATATTCCCATGTGCCACCCCAATCATTCTCTACATAGCCGTCTGTTAATACAATGATAGCTTCGGGTTCAATACGTTTCTCTTTGATGTATTCATTGAGAGACCCAACCCTAGTGCCACCCCCACCTTTTGGTTTGGTTGATTGAACCAACGCATCGTAATCACCTATGTTGTAGGTTTCATGTCCTGCAACATCATAATCCCAATAGATCAATTCAATACTAGATGGTGATACCTCATCACATATAGCTACCACCTCAGATAAGAATTCATTTAATTCCTTATCACCAATCGACCCCGATGTGTCTATACCCACGACTAACTTACCGACTGTTTCGCCAATCATGCTAGGCATGTATATATCTTGCCCTAAGAAACGTTTGTGTGGACGCTTCCATGATGTCTTGTCTTTGTTACGACACGTTGCATTGACAAACTCACGTAGTTGTTCACGCCAATCTATCTTAGGTTCAAGTAGTCCATCTATTGTTCTGTTCTTATTGCCTTGCATCTTGCCACGTATGATTTCACCTTGACGTAAGGCTTGGTCAATCTGCTTAGTAGTCTCTTTAACTTCATCATCAGAGAGTCCTTCAGCACCTTCCCAATCATGACTATCATGCCCCTCACATTGACCTTGTTGCTTATCTTTGTTTTGTTTAAGTAGATCAAACACTTGGCGCGTGGTCATGTTGGCATATTGTTTGTCAAACAATGCTTCCTTAGGTATGAGTGTTATATTCCCATACTGATCAGCTTCATGGATAGTATTGTTCACAACATAATCAGCCGCGATGTTCGCAAGTTGTGGACTCTCTTTCCATAGCTTCTTCCATAGAAACATATGCTGAAATACTTTATGCAACGCTTCGTGTAAGACTACAAAGTTTAGTTCTTTGTCATGTAACGTATCAATAAACTTAGGGTTGTATATTACATCACGACCATTGGTGCAAGCCGTAGGTATATCTTCTGTATATATAACCTTGCCTACTGATAACACACCCGAAAACATGCAGAATTCTTTACTACGCATGACGGCTATGTGTGCCTTTGTTACTCGTTGTTCACTCGTTAGTGCCATATATCCTCCTAGAAGTATTGGTTATTCTTAACTGCCCAATCAATGAACGACTTGTTGGTCGCGGCTACTGACTTACGTGATGATGCCATGATGTTGACGGCAAACAACGCTTGTAACTCCATAGGTAATCGTTGTAAGTATGTAATCCAAGCATCAAAGTTTTCAGTAGTGACACTAACTAACTCACGCATAATAAGAATTACTTTCGCGGCAGGGTCGTTAGGTATTGTCGCTTCCATTGGTCTGTTGTATATAGCTTCCTTAGTTGGTAGTCCATCAGCTAGACTAAAGTATGCTGACATATCACGAGCCGCTGACTCACCGATTGTGCCTGCAAGCGCCGTCAATGTAGTATCTTCACCTAGAACTTGTCTAGACTTAACGATAGGTGATGCTTTTGCTAATGAACGAGGAGAGACAAACGCTTCCTGTTGTTTACGAGGATTGTAGATATACATATTCTCTTTCTGTGAATCATCTGTATAACTCGCTAGTGCATGGGGGAATTGTTTAACCCATGCAATAATCTCGGGTGCTATATCATTATCAATCGCCCAATTAATCCACTCGTCATCATTCGGATTACGAACTGTGACGGCGGTCAAACGATTCTTAGCATGGGCTTTCATGTTATCTCCGACACCATCTGTCGTTAGATTGCCTGTTGAATACACGATTGAATCTTTGTGAAACGCTACACTACCTAGCCTACGTTCTAACATAACAGGCAGTAGCATATTCTTAACAGGCTCGGACGCTTTAGTGATCTCGTCTAGCATGATGATGACAGGCTTGTCATGGTGTATAGCGAAGCGTTCATTCGGATAGAATGTAGTCGTTCGCGTTTCATGATTCATAGCAGGCATAGCTAAGTCACCTAAGTCTAGGTCTGCACAATCAATATACACAGGGGTATGATCGGGAAATCTTTTACTTAGTGATTTAAGTATGGACGATTTACCAATGCCAGGTTGGCCTCGTAGGTGGACTGTTACGTCACGACCTACTGTTGCAATCAATTCTTCTGCTTGTCGTAAACTAATATCTTGTTGCATGATGCTCTCTCCTT